AACGAAAATTATTCTCGCAAAGTTATTCCATTTATAGAACCAACATATTTTTTGCAAAGAGGTGAAAAAGTAATCTTTGAGGAGATTACTCATTTCATCGTGAAGTATGGTTCTGCCATTACAATCGAAGCACTAAATATTGAGGTTGAAAATAGAACAGATCTAAACGAGAGTGAGATTAAAGAAACCAGAGACATCTGCAATTCGTTCACAGATCTCCCAATAGATAATGAATGGTTATTGGATACCACCGAAAAGTGGTGTCGTGATCAGGCAATTTATCTTGCATTGACGGAATCGATTCATATTGCGGATGGAAACGATGAGAAGAAAAGTAGGGATGCCATTCCTTCTATTCTTTCTGATGCACTGGCAGTTTCTTTTGATAACAACATTGGACACGACTACTTAGAAAACTATCAAGAAAGATATGAGTACTATCACAGGAAGGAGGAGAAGGTTTCGTTTGATCTCGAATACCTTAACAAGATTACGAGCGGGGGTATATCTAATAAGACTCTTACTATCGCGCTTGCTGGTACAGGTGTCGGCAAATCTTTATTCATGTGCCATGTTGCTAGCTCCGTGTTGCTCCAAGGGAAAAACGTTCTCTACATTACAATGGAGATGGCAGAAGAGAAAATTGCTGAACGAATTGACGCGAACTTATTAGATGTTGCCATTCAGAATATTGTAGATTTGCCTAAGTCAACGTTTGAGAATAAAGTAACTAAGTTGGCAGCAAAAACTCAAGGCACACTTATAATTAAAGAATACCCTACAGCATCTGCACATAGTGGACATTTTAAAGCACTTCTTAGTGAACTTGCACTTAAGAAGTCATTTAGACCTGATATTATTTTCATTGATTACCTTAATATATGTGCTTCCTCCCGTTATAAGTCAGGGATGTCTGTCAATTCATATAGCTATATTAAATCTATTGCAGAGGAGCTTAGAGGGTTGGCTGGCGAAGCCGAGGTCCCTATCGTATCTGCCACCCAGACCACTCGTTCTGGTTATGGTAGCTCTGATGTTGACCTTACTGACACTTCTGAGTCCTTTGGTCTCCCTGCTACTGCTGATCTTATGTTTGCCCTTATTAGCACTGAGGAGCTTGAACAGATTGGACAGATAATGGTGAAGCAATTGAAGAATAGGTATAATGATACTGTAGTCAATAAGAGATTTGTTGTTGGAATTGATCGTTCTAAGATGCGTCTTTATGATTGCGAACAGTCAGCACAAGATAATATACTTGACTCTGGACAGGAAGAAGAGTATAATAACGAGGATAGACCGAAGAAATCATTTGAGGGATTTAAATTTTCATGACTGTAAATACTGATGCATATCTTGAGTTCGTTGATGCTGTTACATCAGAACAAAGCAAAGACTTTGAGGCACTAGTCTATCGTCTTCAAGAACTAGAAGGACAAGAGTTTCCTAGTGAGAGATTACTCACTGCTGCTGTAGGAATGTCTGCTGAGGCAGGTGAGTTTACTGAGATCGTCAAGAAGATTATCTTCCAGGGTAAACCTGTCAATGATGAAAATATGTTTCATATGAAGCGTGAACTTGGTGATATTATGTGGTATGTTGCACAAGCATGTATGGGGCTCAATGTTTCTCTCGATGAAGTCATTGAGATGAATGTTGATAAACTCAAATCACGATATCCTGGTGGTGAGTTTTCCATAAAACATTCCGAAGTCCGTAAGGAGGGAGACCTTTGACTGAATTCGTAATAGGAGTTTGTATTGTCATAATTGGTATATTGTATATTAAAATACTTAAATTTGAATCTCGTATTCGTAAATTGGAGTATTCTATAAAAAATAATATTCATAATTACGATTATGTAACTAATACTCAGGATCAAATAAAGAGAGATAGACAATTTTTTGAATCTGAAATATCAAAAATTTACAATAAAATAGAAAAACAAAAGGGGTAATTATGAGTCAAGATAAAAAAGTAACATTAGAACTATCTGTCTATCAGGCAGCAGCAGTTCGTCAGTCATTATTTACTGATATAAAAGGATATACTTATGATCCTACATGTTGTCCGCAACGTGTGATTGATATTCGTCAAGCAATTGTAAGTCTTGATGAACAAATCGAAGAGGCACTTAAGGAAGAATAATGTATACAATTCTCAACTATCTTATAGCATTCTGGACGGTAGTTGTGATGAATTGTATACAACCTGTGAACTGGAAATATTGTTATCGAATTGACCAATGGTTAATTCCTGATATTCAAGAAGGATGGAAACATTATACTGGTGAGATAGTTCCATATCAAAAAGAGAAGGACTATATTAAACAAAGTAGTCCTTTCTAAATACTTCATAAAATATATGAATAATCAAATTTTAAAGGATTTGATATTATCTTTTGAAACTGAATCAAAGTATCCAGAAAAGATAAAGTATAATCATTTTCTTACTCATGTTTATACAACTTTCGATAAGAAGATAGTATCATCTAAGGTAGATCGAGAAATGAATAAATATAAGAAAATGCGAATAGATGTGATCAACTATATTGTTGCACATGAAAATCAGATAATAAAACAATTAAGTAAGTAATGAAAAGTTTCTCCCAATTTATTATCGAAGCACCTGATGCCGTAACTCAAGCAAAGTCACTTGGACTTAAAAGTGATGGGCATGGTGGTTGGGGAAGGGTTATTAGAGGTGTTTGGGAGTTTATGGGGAAAACCTTCACTAACCCAAAAACAGGAAGAACTGCAATTGAATTTTTTAATAATGGGACAAGACTAGGAAGACAAGATCGTAGACAAACTCCAAGAGAAAAGAAATTATCGGGAACAACATATGCTCCAATAGCAGCATCATATGAGTATGGAACTGATGACTACGAAAAGGAATTGAGAGAAAAATATATCAATAAAGAAATTTTTAATATTGATCAATGGGTAAAATGTGATGTTAGTGAAAGTATTGGAAAAATTATCCGAAGAGGAACAAACTATCTAATCTGTGTAACTGAAGATGGTGAGATGTTTAAACCTTGGATTAAAGATGTATTAGAATCGGTAACTAATAATGATGCACCTTCTGGTGTTCCTGCTGACCAGAGACTTGTAGGAACTGATGCTTATCGAAAGTATGTTGAGAAAATGGTTCCTGGAAGTGAATGGGGCAAACAATTTATAAATAAATATAAGAAAAAGTAAGAATTATTAGATCTTCCGATGAGTAATAAAGTATTTGAAGAAACTCCTCAGGCACCTCAACCCTCTGGTGGTGCAGCAGATAAACTAAGAAAGGCTGCAAGACAACTTGCTTATGATACTCGTTATAAAGTAAAAGGTAAATTCAAGGAAGGTCAGAAAACTGATCCTGCATCACTTCAACGTGCTTATATGCAGCAGTTGGGTGCATCCTCTGCACCTGGTCCTGTGAAGTTGCTTGCTAAAAAGATGTTGATGGGTGAACAGTATGATTTTGCTATGGTTGAATCTTCACTTCCCCAGATTTATAGTAAAGTATTTGTAGAAGGTGTTGGAGAATATGTATTAAGAGTAAAAGATCCTAAAGCAGGTTCTCAGTATACAAGATCTTATGGTACATACGCTGCTGCAGAGGCAAAGGCAGCTGAACTTAGGAAAAAAGGTTTGCGTGTAGAACTTGCTAATGCTAGTAGTAGTGCAAAGAAAGATACTTATGATAATAAGGGTGGCAGTAAAGGATTAGATCCAGTCGGAAAAGAAGATGGTGATGTTAATAATGATGGTAAGAAAGATAAAACTGATAAGTATCTGATGAATCGTCGTAAGACAATTGGTAAGGCAATTGCAAAAGAAGAAGTCATCTATGAGAAAGAAGATGCTGGTGAAAAGAAACTTGATGTAATGAAGGGGAAGAATAAAGTTGTAATTAACCCTAATGTTTTAGAGAATGCAACACAATATTTTTATGATCAGGGATATAATGAAGAAGATATTTCAATAATCTCTGAGGGAATGGGTTATGATATGTTCCTTGAATTTGTCAATGAGGTTGGATCTACGATATGTCTTTATGAAGATGTTCAAGGAGAACTATTAACAAAAGGAGGCAAAGCAAGAAAAAATCCAAAGATTACTAAATCTGCCGGAACAGCAAGTGAAATTTCATCTAACAAA